GAGACTGGATGCAAATCTGGACTCAGCTTTCTCAAGATGCCGGAACCATCGCCGCTCTTGATGATATGATTGGTAACACCCACGACTTGGTCTTGATGAAGGACAACCGTGGATACCAATTGGATGCCTCTTGTGCTGGATCTGAATTGACCAACACCTGTGCTCCTCGTGCCGGAACCCCAGCCCGAACTCTCTACATTCCTCTCCAGTTCTGGTTCTGCCGAAATCCTGGTTTGGCCATTCCTTTGATCGCCCTCCAATACCACGAAGTGCGTATCAACGTTGAGTTCGAGCAATGGATCAACTGCACCTACGTTGAGTTGGTGTCTGGACAGACTGCTCCTACCTCAATTCAGTCTTTGACTGCTGCCTCTTTGTACATTGATTACATCTACTTGGACACTGAGGAGCGACGTCGTTTCGCCCAACAGACTCACGAGTACCTCATTGAGCAACTCCAATTCACTGGTGCTGAATCCATCACTTCTTCTTCCAACAAGATCCAGTTGAACTTCAACCACCCTGTCAAGGAGCTTGTCTGGGTTGTCCAACGTGACTCGTATGTTGACTGCACTCCTAACCAACCTTTCATCCAAGAGGTTAACGGTATGCAGCCATTCAACTACTCCGATGACTTCACTACTGAGGGTATCGTGATGGACGTCCTTGCTCGTGGATCTTTGGGTGGTGGTGCAGCTGGAACTGTTGTCCCAACTACTTCCGATGGTCCTTCTGGTCCTTACCTCCCAGGTGTTGGAAACCAATCTGGTCCATCTCTCCAAGGTTCTTCTTGGTTGGATTCCAATATTGCTGGAGTCGGTTCAGGTGCTGCCGAACAGGAGGTTGTGTTCGAGGACACCACCAACTACTTGCTCGCCAAGGTCATCCTTGCCTCTGGAGTCAAGTGTGAAGGTAAGAACCCTGTTGAAGTCGCCAAGCTCCAACTCAACGGACAGGACCGATTCACTGAACGTGAGGGACGATACTTCTCGGTTGTCCAACCATACCAACACCACACTCGTACTCCTTCCAAGGGTATCAACGTCTACTCCTTCGCTCTCAAGCCTGAGGAACATCAGCCATCTGGTTCATGCAACTTCTCTCGTATTGACAAGGCCACTCTCCAACTCACTGTGTCCGTTAACACCGTGCGATCTGGACGTACTGCTCAAGTGCGTGTGTATGCCGTCAACTACAACGTGTTGCGTGTGATGTCTGGTATGGGAGGTCTTGCATACTCCAACTAAACACTGGGTATACGTGTTTATATGTTGTTAGTGTTGTTCTAACATAAAAAGGGTGAATAACCCACAATTGAGTTTGTAAATACAACTTCAATTGTGACTGAAAAATCTTATTACATACGACTGTACATCACGTTGTCTTCTAAATAGTTTTCAAAGATACGAGCAGATTCTAGAAATCCATTGCTTGTTAAAAAATCTTGAATTTCAGAATGTGTAGGAGCACCTATATAGCTTGAATGTAACCCAGGTGGTAGAAACATCGGGTTAATAAATTGCCTAGGTTCTTCAATGATAATGTGTTGAATGGTAGAAAGAATATTGCCACATCCTTTCAATATTTTTAGTTCATATCCTTGAGTATCCATGCATAGTAGGTCTATTTGATTGATATCATTCTGCTTACAAAAGTTTTCAATGGTTTCAATTTTTATATTTTCAATAGTGGTCATAGTACTATCGTAATCGATTCGTTTGAAGAAACTTGATGCTCCTGGATTTTCGGAAGAGAATGGAAAAAATGAACGTCTTTCAGAAACATCTCCAAGACCAAAATCGTAAAAGCTTATATTCGGATAAGGTTTTAGAGTTTCTCTACAAATATCTATGGTATTTGGATTACACTCGAAGGAATATATGCGACTATTTTCATAATAGTTAGATAGCTTCACACTATCGTTACCATCACGTGCTCCAACTTCAAATATCACTTTAATTTTTTCCTTATCAATATTTTTCAAAAACTCTGGATGCAAATATTCACCATTAAACATTACATTAGTTATCATTTGAACATTTAAATAAATACATAACACTTAGATGGTCTTCATAATGTTGCTGATTTTCAACATCTAATCGAACTATTTTATACTTTAAATTTGGATAAGCATTTGTTAATGCATTTTTTAATTCTTCAAGATTATCATTTGGATAAGTTATAACAAATGTTATTTCAGAACCAGAATTCAAGTAGTCTCGAAAATTTTGAATACGTCTATTATATCGTTCAATAAACAGTTGATAGTTATTATGAATGTAATGATTGATTCCTCCTGGCCATCTTTCTGTTAAATAAAGATCGGCATGTCCTGGTGATTCGTGATTGAATATAAATTTATAGTACTTATTGTACAGTATATTTTCATTTTTTAGATAGGGAGAAGAGCTAGGAATTTTTATAATTTCAAGATATTCTGGGTCTGTAAAATATTTGAAATCTGTTTCAATACATTTAACTATGCCATCATAATTTGAAAGCATTGTATCAAAAACACACGTTTTGTATCCATTTGCTTTTAATTTTCGAATACCGTTATCGACTGCATATGATGTTGAATAACAGTTCCATCCAAGAGAAATTCCTTCGCTCATTTAATTAGGTTCTCCACTATATTCCAAATCTTTTCACGAATTTTGATATCAACACTTAAGAAGGAAAGAGTCTTTGCAATAAGACAAGCTGTCACACTATTCAAATCTTCAATACTGAATCCTCTTTCCAATACTTCTTTTAAGAATACTGATTTCAAAGAATCCATATATTCAACATCTTGTTCGATTCCATTGAGAATACAGTCAAACCCTAAAATAGATTGATACATCTTTCCAAAATCAGTAAGGGAATCTCCATTTGTAGTAAGTTTTCCAAATATATCTCCTTTCATATCCAAAAATACATTTGTACCCTGCTTTGTCATTAATGTGTTGCTGAACCAAGCATCTCCGTGAACTACAGAAGCAAGGACCGTGTTTTTATTTAGTATATATGACTTAACTCTACTATCAATAATTTTTACTACTTCTTCCGTGTTATCAAATGGATAATCGTTCTTGTTTTCAATACGTTTAATAAGTTTACCCATATAGTTATTGTACACATCCTCTTTTGCAATTGTTACTGGAATACCTGTATAATTATGCATACGGTCCAAATCAGCAACCATATTGCGAATGTGTTTTGGAGAAAGCAATTTATCCTTTAAAATATCGAATAACGTAAATCCATCTACAAATTTAAGCCTCAATGTTCCAGGGCTTCCATCTATAAAAGTAGGAAACAGAGAAGAAAGAGGTGTATTTTGAATTGTTCGATAAAAGAATATTTCACCATTCATTGAATCTGGAGGTCCTTTCTTCGTGATTTCATTACCATTTCTGTAAACAACATTAAATTTATTGCTTGAACTTTCAGGAATTTTAGAACGAGCATATTTTTCAGTAAGATGACTGAATCCTATAGAGTTAAATAAATTGATATATGGATTGAATGCTCGGTCATCAATGTAGATATCTGCCTGTGGTTTTCCAAAATATATTTCATCATATGGAACATTGTACTTATCAAGTGTTTCAAAGGTATCCTGAGCATTTGCTTTCATAACTTTTCCAAGGTCATTGTTGTATGTTTTCATTCCACGAGCAGTGTACAAAATAATTGTGTGACCCAGTGATTTAAGTTCTTTTAGTAGAAAAAGTACTCGTTCGATTGGTTTACAATCAAGATATGTTTCGCCAGGTTGTCTATATGTGAATAACGTATTATCAATATCAAAACAGATTCTTAGATTTCCAGGCAGAATATTTGATAGGTTATTACTTATATCATCCGGTGTTCCCAAACAGATTGCTTTTGGTATTTCAAATCCAAGTACATTCACACCATTTGTAATCAAGTTTTTATAAATAAGAGACATATAGAATTCGTCATTAAAGGTTATGTCATTGTACATAATATAGTAAGCAGAATCCTCAAATTGCTTTCGAGTTTGAAAAGAATACACTCCACACGCATATGTATCACTTATATGTATTTTTTCAGCGATATCGGTAATTTTTCCATCTTCAATCTTTAAGAAACAATATGGTCTATCATCCTTAACCTTTGAATACCCAATTGCAGTTTCAGGTTTCAAATCGGAATTAAATGTATAAATTGTATCATTGTCAAAAAAACAAATCGGTTCTTCTATTCCAATATTCGATTTTTGCAGGCCAAGGTAGGCAGTTTCTATAGCACCTCTTGTAGGTCTGTCTAAGTAGATATAATGAAAAGTCTTTTTTACAAGATGATGCAGAGTATTGTGAAATTGAACATCCTGCAAATCCTTATTCATAAATATATAGATTTCATCTGACGGAATGCTTTCAACAACCCGTTGAATAGAATGTATTCCCAGAACCATATTTAATGGCTTTGGAAACCCATTTGTACTTTCAAGTCTTTTTCCTGAACCACCGCAAAGCAGAATATACTTCATTAAATAGATTTCTCAAATACGTGTAAGCTTGTTAGTTGCATCTTTTTTGAACTTCTTTATTCGTTCTAGCGATAACAATGTAAGGTCAGCACGCAGTGATGGTAATTTTTCCATAATAGAATCCGGTACTGTTATGATATCTGCACCTGCTCTTCTTGCTCTTTCAATACTATAGACTTCTCTACAACCAGCCCATAAGATATCAGTATTTCTATTATTTTTGAATAATTCCTTTGCAGTTCGTATAATTGGGTCTGGGTTTACACCAGTATCTGAAATAGGTCCAGCAAAAATAGATATGATTTTAGGAAGTCCAGAATTTCCCAAAAGCTTCTTTGCTCTCTCAACTTGTTCAAGAGTATAAATAGCTGTGATATTAATTGGAATACGATTATGTATACAGAATTGAATTGCAATATCATTCCAAACACCTTCACTGTTCATAATAGGAATCTTAACAAAAATAGAAGAATCGATTGCATGTATTTCCTTTATCTGTTTAATAATTTTGTCTACATCATCTTCCCAGACCTGAAATGATATAGGTCGACCTCTAAGCTCATTGCTTATCGAATTGTAGTAATCGGTATAGCACTTACCAGCCATAAGTGTACAGTTTGTAGTGATTCCTTCTGCTTCTGGATACTTGTGAATATCTATACCATCATAGAATATCTTCATTCTACTCAAATTGCTTATTTTATTTTTCCAATATCTCCGCCAGGATGATTACGTTGAAAATCTTCTCGTGTTATTTCATTCAATTCTGCTAAATGAATGCCAATAATATCTAAAAGCGTCATAAAAATTACACACGATACCGTTGGCGCTATATTCAAAGTATCTGCTTCTTTAATCTTGAAATTACAGATATTAAAAGAATAGTCTACAAAAGAAGCCAGCTTCGCGGATGGATTATTTGAGATACATATTTGCGTAACCGAAAAGTTCTCTTTAATATATTTCGAAACCATTAAAAGTTCATCGGTATTCCCAGAATTTGTTGTATACAATATGACATCTCCATTTTTAAGAATACCCATATCTCCGTGAAACATATCCTGAACAAGAAGGCTGTGTGCAGATATACCTAAACTCTGCCAAGTTGCCACATTCTTTCTTACTATATGAGCTGATTTACCTATACCAGTAAGAAATATTGTACCTTTTATGGGTTTTAATAATGATAAAATTGGAATAATACATTCCTGCAAGGATTCTTTTGAATCTTCTAACTGTTTTATATATGTATTCAGCTTGTATGATGTATTTCGACTACAAGCTGGATTGAAGCATATTCCTATTTCATCGCATCGTGTTTTACATTGAGAACACTCCATTAATTACTTTCGGGCAATTATACTCTTGGCAAATACGAATGGAAAATCTATAGACTTAAAATACTCTACACTCTTATCATTATATTCTGTATGAATCCAGGGGTCGGATATTGCTTGAAAGATTATTCCACACATTGATATTGATGGATGTAGAATTTTATTTTTCTTGCAATAATATGCAGAAATACGTTCCATACATTCAAAATCATATTTGGTTTTTATTTCAGGAATAATAGGTAACATTTCAGAAGCTTGTAATGCATTATGATGAATATACATCATATTTCCAAAACATCCAAAATCATGAGTTGAAAACATTCTTATCCTATCAACTAACGGTAATAATCTTTCATAACCTTCGTCATTTCTAGGTCTATCAAGAGTTGGTTCAAAAAAATGATAAATAAACATAACACCTTGATTCAGTTCTGGAATTTCTTTTAATAAAACTACACTGTCATGTATTATAAGTGCCTTTTCAGCATACTTATTTTGATTAAAAAGGTGTAAACACCCCCAAGTTGAAAAATAAGGATTTTCAACAATTTCTGTATATGAGTCTTTTTCTATTGTAAGAGGCAGACTATTTCTTGCAACTGCTATAACAACTTTAACAGTTGGGTATATTCTTCGAATACTATCCAAACATCGTTTAATTTGAAATTCATGTTCAGGAATGTCTAGCTTTACAGGTATTATAAAACATAAACTCATTATTACTATACTTAAATAAATCTGTCTGAAAATTTAAATTCATAAGCAAGAGAATATAATTGTTTAATTGATTCAATATCTTTCATTCTATCAGATGTTTTAATTCTAAAATGATATGCAGATGGATTGTTTTTCCATAATTTTACTACATTTTCACCATCTTCAATAGTAGCTCTTTGCATAGCAATAATAGGTATTTTATATTGCTTTAAAAAATATCCAACATTGATATCATCTTGCGCCTGATGATATAATGGATTATCTACATTTTCTTTACATAGCATTTTGACTACATCAGTAGACAATGTAAATCCTGCTCCAGATGGATAGACCAAATCATTATCTACCGTACCTATAAAAGCTGCACACATTCTAGTTTTTGGCATGACTTTCATTATCGTGTAGTATCTAGACAGTACAATGAAAGAAGATAGATTAGGTCGAAATACAAAATCGTAATTGTCTAATACAGGTTCGAAATATCGAAATGCTAACATCGTTTTTGTATAAATACCGTTCCACCCATCATCACAATTCAAATACAAAGTATCTCCTTTAAGCTCTGTTGGTCCATTATGACCCTTGTAAAAGTAGTAATCTATATTTTTATGAGATTTTGAGTATCTTCTTATTTGTTCTTCGAATGACCTATAAGGTTCTCCATTATCACTTGAAAGTACCAATACCAATATTCTCATTTATATTTACATAATTAAATCTAGTATATGAAAATGAAGATTGGTACAATTTTGACCGCTACCGATTTGAATCCTCTCTACTGTGATTTCATTCCAATTTTTATTGAATCTTGGAAAAAATTGATTCCTGAAGCAGATGTTTGTATTGTAATGATTGCAAATGAAATTCCAGAAAGATTTATTTCATATTCCAATTACATTAAACTTGTACCACCTATAGAAGGAATTCATACTGCGTTTCAAGCACAGTGTATTCGATTGTTGTATCCAAGAGTCATTCAAAGAAATGAAGGTGTTCTCATAAGTGATATGGATATGATTCCTCTTTCACGAAAATATTACGTAGATTCAATTGAAAATGTTCCAGATGATGTATTTGTAGTTTATCGAGATGTCTGTCTGCCTGGAGAGATTTCAATGTGTTACAATGTTGCTCTTCCATCGATTTGGAAAGAAATGTTTGGAACAAATGGAATTGTAGCAGAACTCAATTCTTGGTATGAAGGAAGAGGTTACGATGGAATACATGGTGGTAAGGGTTGGGGAACAGACCAGGTAATCTTAGTTGATAAATTCAATAAATGGAATGGTAAAAAACTTGTATTGAATGATACTATTACAAATTTTCATAGATTAGATAGAGCCTATGACATGCATCTTTTCTCTCCAGAAAATCGCTCTAGATTAGCATCCATAATTAATCGAGAACATTATGCAGACTTTCACTGCTTTCGACCATATTTGAATTACAAGGAAATGAATGACTTTGTAGTATCTGCTATTCGCGATGTTACAAAACCACGTGCACCTTTCAGGTTAAATTTGCCTACGTTTAGATAAATGGTAAACGTATTCTCTTTCTCCTTATTTGGAGAACCTAATCCATTGTACTACGATGGAATTATAGGAAATATAGAACTGATAAACAAACATTATCCAACATGGTTAATATTTGTTTATATTGGGAATGATGTTCCAAATGAATTTGTAGAAAAAATTAGGTCATATCCAAATACCATTATTCGATATACAAATGAAACTGGATTAGTTAATACTATGTATCGTTTCTTTGCAATTGATGAAGCTGGTGTGGATGTAATGTTTGTTCGAGATGCTGATAGCAGAGTTCATTGGAAAGACCGTTGGGCGATTAATAACTTTTTAAAAAGTTCTAAAAAATGTCACATTATTCGAGACCATTATTGCCATGATATTGCTATGTTAGCAGGTACATGGGGAATGCGTAAAATTGAAGGCCTCAATATACGAGAATTGTTTGATATTTTTATGAAGAATCCTACAACCAATAACAAAGGAATAGACCAAGAATTTTTAAGAATATTTGTGTACCCTAAAATGGTTGGAAAAATATTGGTTCATCATAGTAATAATTTTATTTTAGACAAGGAATATGTTATCAAATTTCCATTTGATTGGGTAAATGATATCTATTGCGGTCGTGTAGAAGATTCTACGTTCAAAGACAGTCCTTCTCCAGTTAATTACAACATTCCACACGTTTCAATAAACTTTCGTAGGTAGAAACAAATGGAAGGAGGTATGAAGAAAGTTGGCTCTCGCGCCCAAGTAATGCACGGAACCGCAGTCAAGACTTCAGGTGGTTTGACTCGCAAGGATTTGAAGTACAACAAGTCTGGCAGAATTGTATCTGTTAAGAAATCACACACTGCCAAAAAGGATAAGCGACTTGAAAAACACGGTTACAAAACTCGCAAGGGAGTCTTCGGTGCCATCAAGCATCATTAACACGATACCTTAGAACCGCTGTTATTTGTGTAAGAAAAGCAACCTAACAAAAATCGCCCATCAAGGATTGTCAAACGATAATCGTTGCTCTGCGGAAAGTAATAACGAACAGGCATTGGTGTCTTCGCTGCCATTATCTGACGCGTTGCTGCCAACACATCGCTTGGATACTGTTGTCGATAAGTCGCGCCAGAAACATCGTACGGATATTTTAGGTTTGAAGCATTGGTTGTCAGGGGTTGAGCACTCATTTGTTATCAACACAGAAAATGGATTTTTCGAAGACTAGAAAATTAGATGTAGCCATGAATATATTTTACCTACATACCGACCCCAAAAAAGCAGCAGAATATCACTGCGATAAACACGTTGTTAAGATGATTATTGAATCAGCCCAGATGCTATACTGTGCACATTGGGTTCTCAATCCTGAAAATCTTCCAGAAAACGCATACAAATTAGCGCACAAAAATCACCCATCCTCTATCTGGGTACGAGAGAGTTACGATAACTATATGTGGTTATGTCATCTTGCTTGGTGGCTATGTCGTGAATATCAATTCCGTTACGGAAACCAAAAGTCACACAAAACCGAAGCCCATATTGAATGGTTACTTGCCAATCCTCCTGAAAGCATACCCGTTATTGGATATACTCCACTCCGACTTGCTATGCCGAATGAATACAAACGAGAAGACCCTGTTGAATCCTATCGTTTGTTCTATATTGAATCCAAGTTGAAAGAACGAAATATTGTGAAATACACGAAACGCCCTTGGCCTGAATTCTTACCTACGACGACGACCGCCTAAGAAGGTTGCAGTTCCAACACCAGGGTAGTTCAAGACAAACGCATAGTATGGATAGTAGACACTTGCGA